TTTCCTGGTCTTTCTGCCACTTTGCAAACTTCTTGTCGATAAGGGCGTTAACGTCAGCATCTGTGTACTTCTTAACATCATCTCCCGCGTTCTTATTGTCGGGCTCTTTACCATTCGGAGTAGAGTTCTTTGGCTCATCGCCCTTGTCTACTCCGTCACTTCCGCTAACGTCTTCGCCATCATCAGCAAATAACTGTAGCTCCCATCTCTTTAGTTCGTTTAGCATAATTCTTTCCTCCATGTGTTTAATGTTGCAATGCTTAACAAAAATGATTCCATTGAGTTTAGAGACTTCAATGCTTGGTCTAGTCAGTTATAACTTTTACATAATCGGGATAACTTGCTGCAATCCCGTTAATGCCAATTAAAAAAGAGCGAACGAGTAACTTATACTCACCGCTTACATATCCATCAGGCTGTATATAGCCATATCCCGCCTCTGAAGAGGTTTTGTATGTTGAGTCGGTTAATTCCATAGCCGACTCTACCAACGTTTGATATAACGCAGATATTCCTGCGCAGACTATGTCTGTACCTTTAACGGAGTGTCCTGCATGACCGCTTACCTCTACGGACGAGCCTTTAACCTTAACAATTATCATTATCTGTCCTCAATAAAAAGACCCGGGGCCCGAAGGTCACCCGAGTACGTTCCATTATTTCTCAAAAAGATATGAGTATCTATCTTGTAAAGCTCTTACATCCTTTCCGAACTGTTTATGTAGCATCCCTATCTGTCTTGCTACATTGTTACTCGGAGGAGTTTTCGTTGAAAAGAATGGGTTTAAAAGCTCATCCTCTTTGCAAATCAGCTCACTGTGCAGTTTCTTATAATCGGCAACATAATTTAGATAGTCAGGATGATGTTTATTAACTCTTCCTCTTCCGTTCATAATCAAACCTCAACTCTTTGCTCATTAATCGCATAACATAATCATATCCATCTTCGTCAATATCAAGTTTACCCATCATAGATGCTTTGTTAGCACCCTCTCTGTGCAATTCTATGAATCTATGATACACCTCACTGTATGGCATATCAATAGTGTCATTACGCCTCATCATCTTATAGGCATATGTGCTATCCGAGGCTCCCATATAGTTCTCTTTGTTTCCTATAAAGCCCCCCACGTCTTCACCACTAAATGAGTAATTTGTCTCAGTGTCGAGATGATTATGATATGAGTATGCCCCCTTACGATTACTACTTATTCCCGCAAGCGATACACCGCCAGCACTACCTTTTGTTACCCATATCTTGCCATCAGATGTAATTGTTACGTCCCACTCAACATCTGCACCCGCAAACTTCCGTTCGGCAGCATTGAGGACTTCCATGACCCTTGATTTATCAGAAAAATCAACATTTCCTATGTGCTTAGTCTCTCCAGCTTTGATATCGGGGCTGCCAGAACCTCTGCCAAATGTTCCGTCCGCTTTAGCATCAAGCCAATCGTTATAGGCTTTCTCTCCTACACTTGCCGAAGTGCTACACCTGCAGTTAGGATGCATAGGCGGTGCGTTTTCGCTTATTAACATTTCCGAGACCTTGAATATCCTACCGTCTAGTGGCCTACATATAGGGCATGCCTTCGCTCCTAATGTGTGATACTGGTAATATTCAAACCCATTCCGCTTGTATGATTCAAACTGCGCATCGGTTTGAACTCGTGCCATCTCTGTACGCATTAGCCTCTGTGCATTTCGTAGCGATACACCGAATGTTTTAGCGAAGTCACTAGCTAGTTTCTTCGGATTAACTCCCTGTATCAAGCCTATGCTTAACAGTTTGTGTAACTCGTACTTGAGTTGATCCTGGTGCGCCCATATGCGGTCAGAATACGTAGCACTGTGGAACGATGCACCGACGATAGATGCAGCCATTTCCTCTGACTTGTAAGCTGACCCGCCCAATATACCCGCTTGCCTCTTCAGTTCGTCTGTGGTGCGTTCCGTCAGCTTGTCGTCCACGTAATCGTTCATATCTTCGAACTTTTCGACGAGCTCCATGCCGATGTTCGCCTTTAAAAGCTCAAGCCTGTTAACCTTCATAGTCATGTTATATAGGCGCATTTCGGTGTTCGCTCTTTCGCTAAGGTCGTGAGTAGCAACATACTTCTTTGCCTTCTCCGCATATACCTCTATATCGAGCTTGTCAGCGCGCTTTTTAGCCTCTGCCATGCTGATACCTTCTTTAGTTGCGTATCGTGTATAGAACGCATCTATATCCTTTTGTATAGATACCTGCATTGACCTGTATATCTTCTCAAGCTCTTTGTCGTGCTTGGCAGACTCTTGTAGGTTCTTCTTGTGCTGTTGCTCTTCTCTTACACGCCAATATATATTACTAGGAGTGTTCCCCATTACTTATCACCTGTAAATGCCTTGTCAATTACCGACGAGAGCTCGCTGTCCTCATCCTTAATCTTCTCTAGTTCGTCCTTGGCATTATCCACAATCGACAAGCCTTTAAGCTGTGTCTCATGCGACACGATGCCAGAGAGTTGCGCAGCAGTTTGAGCCTCTTCAAGGAGGTTTTTTGGTACGTTTCTAGTGAATGTGATCTCGACATCTTCGTACGCATCTGGATTAGTCGTGTTAGTAGATAAAGTGCAGAAGAGTTTGAGTCTCTTTCTGATACTCTTCTCGACCTTACCATCGAACGACTCCGCGAGATTAGACATCGCCTGTAACTTATAGGCAAGAGCTGTACCGCTCGTTGCACTTCCAAAACTCTCATCCGATATATTCGCGACCATAGCAGTCTCATATATAAGTGTCTCGAGCCTATCAAGTAGATTCTCTTGTGTTCCGTCCGCGGTCGGTTTCTGAAGGAATTGAACGAGCACATCCTTCGCATTGTCCGTCCCATATAGGTTAATAATGCGATTATCTCTTATGTGCCTAATTCCGTCCTCATCGAGTTCAGCGCCCATAATAGCAAGGTACGCCTCGGCAAAGGACTCAACATCGTTAGCCTTCTCACCAAGCGCCGCGTTATAGGTCTCAACGAGTCCCGCAACTGGCTCGTATAATCCTATGCGTTCCTCGTTCAGCTTCCACTCGACGACTGGAATTTTGCCATATGGATTAATTTCCGCCTCGCCAAGTTTATCGTTGTCAAACGGTATGATCTCGCTCGGTGTGAGTATCTCTCCGTATATCGCTCCAGGCGTTTTACTCTTAATTCCGTGACGCCCATACCGAATAGCGAACAGTGCCCTCTCTGCGACAGAATCGTCATACACTATGAACATCTGCCTAGGAGTGAACTTCGTTACTCTCGTCTCGGTTTCCTCGTTCTGATACATGTATTCGAACGCATGACCATACTTGCAAGCAGATTTTGCGAGCTCCTTGTTATGGTCTCTGATTGCATTTCTTTTGCCAAAAACCTGTAAAGCCTCTTCGAATTCCTCGTCGGGACTCTGTAACTTTATAGGCTTTCCATATGCATAGCCGATAAATGTATCTGCGATGTAACGCGGGAAACCCACCGCTAATCTGTGGTCAGGTTTCCAATCGTCTTTTTCAGGACGCTTAAAAATGTTGTGGAATCCGAGGTACAGATTCTCTAAATACTCATACCTCGGGAGCATTGCCTTGTGCTCCTCTATACACTTATTGATTAAGTCCATCTTGATGCCTTGCTCCAACACTCTTGCGTCTCTTGTTATTGGTGTTGGTAACTTGTAAGGTCTATCCTTTGCCACTAGATACCTCCTTTGAATGTTTTAACCTTGGCTAGTTTAGGTTTACGCCATCCCTCTATGCCATATCTCATCGATGCCATTGCATCATCAAAAAACGGAACTGGTTCGTCGAGATAAATGCCACGTTTATCATCATACTTCCACTTCCATTGTCCTATTTCACGTATAAAATTCACGTTAGACGGATGAATATAAATCATCCTCTTGACGATTTCGCCTCCGTCTTGATTTCCCTTCAGCCAATCAATCTGAGCTCTAACCGAGTTAGGCTCTTTGCTAACTGCCCTAGCTCTATATCCATCCTTACGCCACATTTTAATTCGGTCAGGCTCTGCGGAGTCACACCACATGTCCCGCGTCTTAAGTTCGGGAAACTTGTTAGCCTCTTGTATCCACTCCGCTGTGTCCTTCTCATGTCCGTACAATCCAGGGAGCACGTATATATCGCCATCCTTGTAGCCGTATGGATAAATAGCATTTGCGTGGTTAAATCCGAAGTCTTGCCCAATTGCAACGTAGTCGTAATCTTCGTAATTCGTTGATATCTCTTTGACTTCGTAGTTGTGTAAGATGAGACCTTTAGTCTCGCCCCAATTACCTAGTCCATATATCTGATAACCTTCTGGATCAACTTCCTTGCGTCGTTCCATTCGCTTGTAATATGCTTCGTCAATGAATCGATTGTCCTTGAACGTTGACTTGTGAGTTAACACGTCCGCGTCTTCTCGGTCAAAGAACTGTGCCTTTATCCAGTGATGAGCTGATACAGGGTTGAACGTAAGGCGAATCTGGTAAAACTGTCCGCTTGGCAATTCTCCTCTAAGTCTATCGTCTATGATTTCGAAGTCTGCTTGCGTTAACTCCGTAGCCTCTTCAATCCATACATCTGTGAGCTTTCCTCTCTTGAATGTAATCGACTTGAGTTTCTCTCGTTGCTTTTCGTCATTCATTCCTCTGAAGAGGATTTGATTCTGATTGATGAGGCACTCAATAATCATTGCAGAGCTGTTAACTCGCCAGTACTTCTCCCACGAATCGCCATGTATTCGCCATATCGCCGCCTGTAGTTCTGCGAATGTACTGTCACGATTGGTAACATCAGCTTTACGAACACATAGGAGATTGCGCCCTTTATCGGATAGCAACCGTAATATGTAATGCTGTGCAGTATCCATGCTCTTGCCCGAACCTGCAGAACCTCGCATAACGATGTACCGCTTGCATGACTGATTCGGTTCTCGGAAAATCCTATTAGCCTTAATCGTTGCCGTCGCCATAGTCCACCTTGACGTTTAGCTCTAAATCTGCACCAACTTCGACCTTTTCCGTAAACGAGCCGTAGCGCTTGCCCAGTAATTCTGCCGCTTTTATTCGCTCCTTCTCACTCGGAGGCTTAACAATTAACTTCGCCTCTGATGTTCCGTCGCCCACCATCTCAACAACAATCTCAGTTGCAGAGGATTTGCCACGCAGTACCTCTGTGAGATACTGCAGCACTTCCTCTTGCTTTGCAATGGATTTATCGTTAATTTCTTCAAGGCGCTTGTCGATATACTCCCGAACATGAGGTTTCTTGAGGTTCTCCGCTCCTTGTTGATATGCTGCTCTCTTCGCATATCCTGATTTAATCGCTGCACCTGTAGCATTACCGCTGATGATGTACTCATCTGCGAATCGCTGTTGTTTTATTGTTAACTTCAAGTACATCACCTCCCTTTAAGGTACTAAAAAAGAGCCCCGAAGGACTCTTTGCAAAATCTAACGTTTCTTAAATCTCGTGCTTTTTATAATAAAATGATGTGCTGCCTTTAGCTCTATAGTAAAAAGTGCCATTAGCACAATTTCAGTTATTATAAGCTTAGGCGAACCTAAGTCTATAACATGATTTTCATTCAAAATATAAACTAAAATCATAAGAATTAACACGTTATCACATCCTTAAATCTTCTTGCTTAATATCTTCAAGAGCCTTTTTAAATGCTTCAGTCTCTTTTATTTCTGAAAAATCGCTTATTTTCATTTGAAGCAATCTTAATGGATCAACTTCGTATCCGGTAAAATCGAACTTCAAACTTGAAACAATAAAAGCGTGATACAGCAGAGTCTTTGCTGTGCCATAACTTAGGTCATCATCCTCGTTCGAATCTTGTTCAAGTCTGCCGGTATACAAGTCCGTTGTGTAATTTGAACATAGGAGAATAGTTCGTGTAGAACCATATATAGCTGTTCTAGATATTAAATCTATTGCGCCGTCAGCATCAAAGCCCTCGGTCTTATTATCCGCATCATACAAAAAAGCAACCCAGTCTTCGAGTATTCTGACTAAATCTTTCCCACCTATCTCTCTAAAATACGCTTCGCGCTGTAACTCTTGACTGTTTGAAGCTCTTGTTTGCTCAACCTTTAAAGCTCTGTAAAGCTTTGGCAAATCCTTTAAAAAATAAGTTACAGCGACTAGAAACCCTAAACAAACAAAGCTAACTATGGTCAAAATCATATCAAAACTCCTCCATAAAACTCAACTTAATATCACAGAGATTGTATCACAAAAGAAAACCCGATACCAACTGGTACCGGGCAACACCTTATTAAGTTTGACTTTAAATGGATTTGTTTCAAGCAGTGCCGCGGGGTCTATTCTCCCCCTCTCCAGCTTTGCTTGAGTATATCATATTTCAGAGAACCTACTATAATCAACTATAATCAACTATAATTTACGTAAAATCTCGCGATGTTTTTGAAAAATTCGTTGATTCGAATAATTAAATGTCTTCGCAACGTCATTCCAGGATAGACCGACGATGTATCTTGCATACACGATATCCCTGTGGAGCACCTAGTCTAACGTCCTCATAAAATCATATGCCCAGTTGATTAAATCATTAAGCTCCTTGGTGTCATCAATGAGCTCCCGCCGTAAATCTACAGCCTCACATAGGCAGTCGCTAGCTGAGTTGTTCACACTTGACTGTACGCGCTCTTTGTACTCAATTGCTCCGCCAGTTGCTCTCGTTTCGTACAGCTCAATGCATCTCTTCTTCCGTGCAATCTGCTTGCGTAGTTTTGGGATACGCAGTAACTCCTCTCTAGTTATCGCACTCATGACTCTGCTCCCTTGATATTCGTCTAAGCTGTCTAGCGATCTTATAGTCCTTGTAAATCTCCACACTTGGCTCGGTTCGCATAAGATACTTTAGTTGTTCGGTCATGACCTCGACGTCTGCTATCTCCTCAACAATTGCCTTTTCGTCCAATGAATCGATAGCCTTTATAAGTTCGTTAAGCTCTTCCTTGCACTTCCCTAGCTGATTTTCTAGCCCGTAGTGGTCGGCTATGTACTTCAAATCTTCGTTAATCATTTTGCACCTCCTAACTGCTCTGCATATCGCTGAGCCTCTCGCAGTGTATCGAATCTAATTGACTTGTGGTCTTTCGCATATACGTAATGTCCTCTAGTCGCCCATCTACAACCGCTAGTCAGTCTGATTGCCTCTCGCTCCGTAACTACTGTTACACCGTACGGATTCGGAACGGGAATATATTCCTTCGTAGCCCTAAATGCCCCGTAGGACTCTGCACTTAATATCCACTTAGCCATCCTGTGCCTCCTTCTTACTATCGAATGTAATCCCACCAACATCTGTTTTCGCAGATGAGTATTTTGATTTCTTTTTCTGCAAAATTAATCATTTTCTACCTCCTTTACACAACTAAATCTTCCAAGTAAAGCCCCGCAAGAACACCTTTTTCCAGAACCAGCAAAGCTCCATATATACACTTCAAATTCCTTTTCGCAAAACGGACATTTCACCATCATGGTACTTTTCCCATGTCTGCTCGATTTAACGCCTAAATTGATTGATGGTCTAAACTCTTTCATTGTAAACGCCACCTTTCACTAACACTCTTCAAGACTACTTTCTATTTCTGCTCGACCTTGCCTATAAGCATGTGCGAATAGCGCACCTAAGTAGCTATCTATGAATCTAATTGTAAGCGGTCCGTTATATTCTTTTTCTGACACGGGCAGTACACCTGTTAATTCGTTACCTTCGCGATACCCTAACATGCGTGTGTGATATCTTTTAGAATCCCTAGGGCGATAAGATGCAACTAGCACCAGCTCATTTGACATTTCTGTCAACTCCCTTATCGTTATCGGTGTTATTTTATTCATCATTTTGACTCTCTTTCGCTATTTTGTTATTTATCACTAAACACATCACTAAAATTGTTATAAAATCTAGTTTGTTCGCAGTTGTTCACAGCTTGCTCGCAAGCATTTTTGA